ATAGAGTTAACTTCTATTACAATGGTACATGGTATACCCAGGCAACTATTGATGATACAAACAATCTTCCACAGCACATTCACGATACCGCAATTGATGGAACTGGTTTCATAGTATCCCAGTTCTACGAAGGTGGATCATTCAACAGCCCATTGGGTGTAGGTTTGGATGCAGGTGGCCCCTCAACAACAGAGTGGACAGTTGTATTCGATGGCGGTAGTGTAGTAGATAACTTCAATTAAAACAGGGGTTATAATAAGATAAGTTAATGGGCAGCCCCCATAAGGAGATAATATAAATGGCAACAAGAATGCAACAGCGCAGAGGAACTGCAGCACAATGGACGGCTGCAAACCCAGTATTGGCAGCAGGTGAAATTGGTTTTGAAACCGACACAAGTAAATTTAAAATGGGTAATGGCTCTTCAGCATGGTCTGCATTACAGTATTTTGCCAATGCTTCTGAACTAGCAGCCCTTATAGATAATGCTCCAGCAGCACTAAACACTCTTAATGAATTAGCAGCAGCAATAGGTGACGATGCAGATTTTATTGGAACAGTCACAGCGCACACAACTGCTTCTACAAACGTACACGGAATTGCAAATACTGCAGATCTTGCTACAAAGTCATTTGCTGTAGGATCAGCAAGTGATGCTACTGTAGCCCATAACCTTTCTACAACACTGATTCACGGCATTGCAGACACATCAGTTCTTGCAACACAGACAGACATTTCAGATACAGAAGATTACGCAGATGATGCAGTCTCGTCACATGCTTCAGTTTCAACAAACGTGCATGGAATTGATGATTTTTCTCTTCTTGCAAAAACATCAGAAGTTACAGATGCTATTGGTGATGCAGTAGACTATCACAACTCTGTAACTATAAATGTACATGGCATTGCAGATACAGCAGAACTAGCAACAACAAGTGAAGTAACAGATGCAATATCTAACGCAATTGGACTACATGCATTAGTTACTGAAAATGTACATGGCATTGCAGATACAACAGAACTAGCAACAACAAGTGAAGTAACAGATGCAATATCTGACGCAATTGGACTACATGCATTAGTTACTGAAAATGTACATGGCATTGCAGATACATCACTTCTTGCAACTTCTGCAAGTGTTGGATCAGCAATTAGTGACTTTAGTGCAATAACAACTAATATTCACGGTATTTCAGACACAGTAGAACTAGCAACAAAGGGTTATGCAGATGACGCAGTATCTGATCATAACCTAGAAACTCTAAACGTTCACGGTATTGCTGATACAGCAGATCTAGCAACACAAGATTATGTAGCAACAGAATTTACAGATAAACTAGGAACACACGTTTCAGACTCTCAGAATGTCCACGGCATTGCAGATACATCGCTTCTTGCAACAACAAGTTATGTAGATACAGCGGTTGGAAACGCTACAGTAGATCAGTCACTTCTTGCTGGTGTAGGTATTGACTGGAATGCAGGAACAGATCAGTATGATATTGACTCAACAGTAGCAACAAAGACTTATGCTGATACAGCAGTATCTGATCACAACGCAGATACAACAAATGTTCACGGCATTGCAGATACATCACTTCTTGCAACAAAGTCATATGCTGACACAGCAGAAGCAGATGCAATTACTGCAGCAGGAACAGCAGCAGATTCAAAGATTGCAACAGCAGTCGCAGCACTTACAAAGTCTTCAGTAGGCCTTGCAAATGTTGATAATACATCAGACCTAAACAAGCCAGTCTCAACTGCTACACAAACAGCACTTGATGCAAAGGCTTCTCTTGCAGGAGCAACATTTACTGGCTCAGTAGAAATTGACCAGAATCTTGTTGTTGATGGAAACTTAACTGTTAACGGAACAACATTTAATGCATCATCAACATCTATCGTAATTGAAGATAACATGCTTCAACTTGCTCACCAGAATGCAGCAAACACAGTAGACCTTGGTCTAGTAGTTGCTTACAACGACGGTACAGCAAAGCACTCAGGCCTCGTAAGAGACGTATCTGATGCTAAGTGGAAGTTGTTCCAGGGAGTAACTTCAGAGCCAGCAACAACCGTTGACTTTGGTCAGGGATCGCTTGATAACCTTGCACTTGCAGGTCTTGAGGCAACAACTGTAACAGTTTCAACTGGAGTTGCTTTCTCAGACGGTACACAGACAAAAGAAGGCGTTCCATCAAGAACTCCTATCGTTCAAAAGACAGCATCATATTCTCTTTCCCAACTAACACACAGAGACTCAATGATTGAGGTTGATTCTACATCAGCAACAACATTAACAATCCCACTTGACTCAACAGTGAACTATCCAGTTGGAACCACTATTGATATTCTTCAAACCAACACAGGTCAGGTTACAATTGCACCAGTTTCTGGTTCAGTTACAGTTAATGCAACACCAGGTCTAAAGTTGAGAACCAGATGGTCTTCTGCAACTCTTATGAAGAGAGCAGCAAATACCTGGGTTGTCTACGGCGATTTGACAGCGTAATACAAAATTCAATAAGAAATTAGGAGATAGAAATGGCAGCAGGTAAGAAGACAGGTAGAAAGTCCCAAGCGTCAAATGACTTTTTGGAGCCATTAAAGCCAACGATAACTAGTGCTACAAACGTAGGAACTGGTCGTGCATTCAATAATGGAGCAGTGACTGTTTCATTTACTTTACCTGCGCTTTCTCCAGCAGCCACATCTTTTACAGTAACATCAAGCACTGGTCAAACAGCAACTGGAGCATCTTCTCCAATTACTGTAACTGGGATTGCCTCTTCAGCAACTGCAACATTTACGGTTACAGCAACTAACGCTGCAGGAACTTCTGCTCCTTCTGATCCTTCATCTGCAGTAACAGTAACAACTGTGCCAGCCACAATGTCTGCGCCAACTGCCACTGCAGGTGTAGATAAGGATACAGTTTCTTGGACTGCCCCCGCAAATGGTGGTTCAGCAATTGTTAACTATACCTGGACCTCATCAGATGGAAAAACTGGAACAGCAACAGGAACAAGCGTTGAAGTTACACAAGAAGCAAATACAGCACAGACATATACTATTAGAGCAAATAACGCAAATGGATCTTCTGTTGTATCCCCTGCCTCTAATAGCGTAACAACTGTTGCCCCATTCTTCCCATTCTTCCCATTCTTCCCGCCATTTTTCCCACCGTTCTTCCCACCATTCTTCCCATTCTTCCCACCATTCTTCCCGTTCTTCCCTCCATTCTTCCCATTCTTCCCACCATTCTTCCCACCATTCTTCCCATTCTTCCCACCATTCTTCCCGTTCTTCCCACCTTACTTCCCGTTCTTCCCATTCTTCCCTCCATTCTTCCCATTCTTCCCACCTTACTTCCCGTTCTTCCCGTTCTTCCCACCATTCTTCCCGTTCTTCCCACCATTCTTCCCGTTCTTCCCGTTCTTCCCACCTTACTTCCCGTTCTTCCCACCGTTCTTCCCGTTCTTCCCGTTCTTCCCACCATTCTTCCCATTCTTCCCACCATTCTTCCCGTTCTTCCCGTTCTTCCCACCGTTCTTCCCGTTCTTCCCACCTTACTTCCCATCTTTCGGATGTACATGTCTGGGTAGTTGTATGTCTAGATTCCCATGTGGAGTAACATGTGGATGTGGATATAGTGGAAACACATGTATCTACTGCTAAGGTATGATATACTTAATCATGAAAAATAAACAAGGAGGCACTAAATGAAGCGATATGTATTCGTAGTTGATGGAGAGGTCGGACCAGACCTTGTTTTTGAGGAAACATCTTCAGACCAACACCTTGCTCTTGCAGCAGCACTTTCTTCAAGTCCAACGGTATTAGAAGTACCGCAAGGCTCAGAAGTTGAGTTGGGATGGACTTGGGACGGTACAAACTTTATAGCACCATCTGCTTAAGGATAAACCCTAAGTGGAGAAAAAACTAAGTCCTTGGCAACAGTGGAAAGAAAATCTTGGAGATACTAGACCTTGGGATTTAATAGATCCTAGAACACCCCTTGTAAAAGAAGAAGTTTCTGACGAAAGATACAGTATTTGTCTTGAGTGTCCAGAGTTAATACAACTTACAAAACAGTGCAAAAAATGTGGTTGTTTCATGTTGGGCAAAACCAAATTACAAAATGCCACCTGCCCATTGGGTAAGTGGTAGTTTATTTTTATAGATAAACTTAGAATAGGGTATAATTTAAGTAAAGGAGAAATATGAGCATTTATGATGAGAACTCAAATGAGTGGTTTACAAAAGATAGATCAGAGACATCTCTAAACAGATATCCATCAAAGACTATTGGCAACAACATTCTGGTTGAAAATCCAGCACTTGGAATAAATTTATATAGGAACGTATTTTCAAAAGAAGATTCTGAAAGATATATCAATATTCTTGAGTCAAATCTCGGCAATGGTGGAACATTCAAATGGTCAGAAGCACAAGTTACAAATTCAAATCAGCCAATAAAAAAGGCAAGAGACTGTGTAGACTTTAAGTATAAGCAAGAAAATTTAGGTCCAAGAAATAGTGAAAACGAAGAACTTATAGATCTTCATGAAGAAATCTATCAAAAGTTAAAGTTCTGTGTTGACGATTATGCACGGTATTGGGGAATTAATGTAATATATTATGAAGCCTTTAACTTTGTAAAATATGAAGGAGAAGGAACACACTTCAATATTCATGCAGATCATGGCCCAGCATATAATTGTACAGTATCGGCTGTTATCTATATAAACGAAGATTACGAGGGTGGAGAGATAAAGTTCCCAAGAATGGACAATTATACACATACTCCAAAAATAGGAGATATCCTTCTTTGTCCATCTAACTATATTTATGAACATGCATCTTTGCCAATGAAAAAGGGAACAAAGTATTGTGTTGTCGTAATGACAGACATTAACGAACTAGGACACAAGTAGTGTCTTTGATTGCAAAGTTTACATCTTTTAGGCCTTGGATAAACAAAGAAGATATTTCTGTTCCTGTTCCTACACAAAAAGAAATGCCAGATTGGTATAAAGATGCAGACAGATTTGCTAAAATGCCAAATGGAGAATACTACAAAGCACCAAAAGAGGTTTGTCCATTTCCTAAAGAAGGCACAACAGATGACTATGGAAAGATCCCTACATGGAAAGCATGTCCTGCAATTATGGATGCGTTTGCAACTGGGTATGTATTTAAAACTCCTTGCGATCTAACCTTTGCTAAAAATTCTCAGGGGATAATTAATGTAACAATTGATGACCCCAAGTATAAAGACTTTTGTACTCAGAGACCGCCAATGCCACAGTTTGAGCATCCAAAAGGATACTATCAGCATCATTTTGCTTGGAGTTCTCCATGGGGGCTGGAATTGCCAGAAGGGTACAGTGCATTATTTATGACACCAATGAACAGGTTTGATCTTCCATTTTTAAATACTACTGGCATTGTTGACTCAGACAAAGTTCATCTTCTTGGCAGTTTTCCATTTTTTATTGCCGATGGATGGGAAGGCACAATTCCTGCTGGAACGCCATATTTGCAGGTTCTTCCTTTTAAAAGAGAAAATTGGGAACACAGTATAGAAATTTTAGATCAGTCCTCTATATATGGTAAAATGGTAGATAACGCAAAGTTCTATCGTCAACCCGATGGTGGAGTATACATTAAAAAAATTTGGTCACGCAGAGAGTATAAATAGGAGATACAAATGCAAACATGGACAGACAAACAAGATCTTGGGAATGGAATAATCTGTTACAAGGGAGTAATTAAAAAAGAGATTGACGTTATTAATAGAATTGAGTCCAACCTAAAACCAGAAGGAGATATGACTGGATATAGTTGGCAACCAGCGTATGTTGGATATAAACAACTTATGCCAGAGTACAGAGATTGTAACGATTTCAAGTTTAAGAAAACCGATATAGAGCATGATAAAAGTCCAGTAGGCTTAAATCTTCAGTCTCTTTGGCAAGACCTATATGATGTAAAATTACCAGCAGTAGAAGATTATTGCAGAATGTATAACATTAATAACTTAAAGTATTGGGAAGCATTTAACTTTATTAAGTACGGTCCAGGACAGCACTTTATGGAACACCACGATCATGGGTTTTCTTATAACTGCACAGTATCTTTAGTTTCATATGTAAATGATGACTATGAAGGAGGAGAGTTATTCTTTAGACTTCAGAATCTAAAGGTTAAGCCAGAAGCGGGGGATCTGTTTATTTTCCCATCAAACTTTATGTATCCTCATCAAGCAATGCCAGTAACCAGTGGAACAAAGTACTCCATTGTGACAATGCTTGACTACAGCAAAAAGTTTCACACTCCAGAAATGTATAGTGCAGAGGCAGACTAATGTTTAATATATTGGCTGAACAAACCCCAGACTCACTTTTTAAAATATCTCCAATGTCAATAAAGAGAGACTGGATGGATCAAACTTCTGAAAACCATGCATATCGATGCTTTCCAGTAACACAGGCCAACGTTGTTGGTTATAGCCTATCTTGTAAAGAAGACATTGAGTTTATTTGGGATGGAATAAATGATCAAACATCAGACCATGTAGAAATTATAAAGTCTCCGCAGGGCTCCTATGGTGGAAGAGGTCAATCTTCTATAAGTTTAAATACTGGATTAATTTTTAAAACAGATCAAGATGTTAGTATTTTAACTATTAACCCAGTAAATTATTTTAGTGAAGATTTTGAGACCATGTCTAATTTGATAAGTACTTCTTTTTATGACAACCCATTGCCATTAGCAATAAAAGCAAAAAAGGCAAAAGAAAAGATAGTTATTAAGTCTGGCACACCATTGGCTACCCTAATTCCTATATCTCTCACACAACTAAATAATACAGTTATTAATGTTGTTGAATATAAAGATGAAAACAATAAAAGAGTGGAAGCAAACGTTGCCTATGGCCAAGCAGCCCAGGTCTTGAATTCTTCAGGAGAATGGACAGACTGGTATAGAAATGCTGTTAATGAAAAACAAGAATCCTTGGGTACTCATGAAGTAAAAACACTAAAACTTATTGTCAATAACCAGATTGGTCAAAATAGACAATGAGCGAACTAAAGCCAAGCCATAAAGACATAGTCGAAGAATATATAGAAAATACAAAAAGTGGCAAGGCTGGTCACTACATGATTACAGTTTCTAGGGATGGAGAATCTCCAGTAAGATCTATAATATCTTTTGATAATATTGCTCAGGCCATCGAGGGGTACGAAATGTATCAAGACGCTGGATTTGCAAAAGAATATTTAACTGTTTCACTTTACGAGCCGTCTGGAAAAATTAGCACAAAAGTACTAAAAAGAAACCATGCTGGAGACCCATCTTTTGTTAGACAAAACTATATAGATACAGTTGAGGCATTGCATTCAGTTAAAGACAAGTTAAATAAAGAAGACTACGAGGACTTATGCATTAAGATTGTAACTTCATTTGCAAAAGACAACTGGAGATTTAGTGCAGATAGATTTTTAAAACAACTAGAGATTGAGAGAGACTTGTAGGATTTAAACCCTATGATATAATCAAATTATGAACAAAGAAGAAGCATCAGTAGTAGTTAGAAAGCCATCAATGACCCCATCTGGTTGGTTTGGAAATGGGAAAGAGATGATTGTTGAGTTAGAAAACTTTATGACTCAAGCAGAAATGGACTTTTTAGAGAAGGCTGCTAAGTCTTTAACAATTTGGGATGTTACTCAAAGCCACGTTAATGAAAATGGAACAGTTGTTTATGACTCAGATTACTGGAAAGATAGAGTTGCCACTAGCCCAACTTTGGATAAAAATGATCCAACAATTGCTCCTATTATTGCAGGGCTGTTTCAAAGGCTAAAGCCAATCGTTGAGGAGTTTTATAAGGTAAAGGTCATCCCTACTGGCACAACCATCGTCAGATGGCTTCCAGGGCAGTTTCAAAAGCCACATGCAGACAAGGAACTACATGAAGGTCCTGACGCAGGACTTCCAAATGATTTTCCAAACTACGATCTTTCAAGTCTTTTCTATTTAAACGAAGACTATGAAGGAGGAGAACTATACTTCCCAAATCAAGGTGTTCAGTTTAAGCCAAAGAAGGGTGCTGCTTATTTTTTCCCAGGGGATATGAATTATATCCACGGAGTAACAGAGATTAAAAGTGGTATTAGATATACTTGCCCATTCTTCTGGGAGATTACAGAGCATACTGGAGATAGAAAGCCATGACAGGAAAAATCTTAGAGCCTATAGAACTATACCCAAAAATCTTTGTATATAAAAATCTTTTTAAAGACATTGAAAAAACAATGGCTGTATTAAAAGATGAGGATGAAGATGCTCTTTTTAGTCCTTGGACACAGTGGTCTCAGTTTGGAGAATATATGAATCCACTGTTTAAAGATTATCCACACACAATGAGCATAGAAGAAATAAGAAAAATAGAAACAAAAAATGAAAAAGAAGAGTTGCAAAAAAATACTATTTTAGAGGTTTTTGAAAACTTTCATTTAGCAACTCAAGACTACATATCAAGAAACAATGTTGAGTTTGACAGAGACAAGATTTTAATAAACCGTGAAGGGGAGTCATTTAATCAGTGGACAACTAACGGACCAGCAATAGCAAGATATAGAACAGATTTGGATGAGCCTTTAGCAATGACCTATCACTCTGATTATATTAGAGAGCCAATTACTAGTCCAGGATACAAGTTTGCGATTACATCACTAACATATTTCAATGATGATTACGAGGGCGGAGAGATCGATTTTATAGTTGATGGAGAAGCCTACATGTATAAGCCAGAAGCAGGAGATCACCTAATCTTCCCGTCTGGCCACCCAGATATTTTAACTAAAGAAGGTCAGGTATACTTACATGGGGTAATGCCTGTAACTAAAGAAAAAAAATATATTTGCAGAATGTATTGGATGAAGTATGAAATTGGTGATGATGAATGGTTTGAAAAAGAGGCTGAGTTTGGAAAAGATGTTTGGAAAGAAATGCAGCCAGACATTATGCAAAAGTTTAGAGATGCACATCCTAACAAGATGAATGCCGATAAGGAGAAAAGAATAAAATGAACCTAGAAAATAAAACCAGAATAACTAAAGACATAGTTGTTTATGAAAATTTTATTGATGCAGAAACTGCTGCGAAACTTGTAAAGGTTTTAGACAAGCATGCAGAACTTGGCTTGATTACATGGATGCCAATATCTTTTTACGAGTCCTACTCTTCAGTATTGCCACAGGACAATGATGAGCATGTAGAAAATGAAGGATTGCCAAGTGACATATTCTCACAAATGAAACAGGGAATTATTGATGCTGTTGCAAGTGTTCATGACATTGATCCAAAGATAATTTCTCAAATTGGATACCACACACAAAAGTGGGAGCCAGGAGCATACGCAAGAAAGCATTCTGACAACACAGATGAGCATGGTAACTCTGGTGCTTTTACAAGAAGTAGATATGCAGCATTTCTATATTTAAATGATGATTTTGAAGGTGGAATGTTACAGTTCCCAGACCAAGATATAAGTTTAGCCCCAAAGGTTGGAATGCTTGCTGCATTTGACGGGGGATTTAACAACATGCATGAAGTAACTCTTATAACTAGTGGAGTTAGGTACACTATTGGTTCATTCTGGGATGATCGTGAAGAAGATGCCTATCCTCAAGAACTAAGAGATGCCTGGGCAGAAGAAATGAAAGAGACTAGAGCAAAGCAAGAAATTGAAAGAGCAGAGTGGCAAGAACTTCTAAAAGAAGGTTGGAAGTTAGATGCTGAAGGCAATAAGTATAAAGTAGGTGAAATGTAGATGGCTGTGTTTTTAAAAAAAGAATTTGATGAGGCAGGTTACACAACTGAGGTATATCATGATCAGGTTCTATTTATTACCGACTTTTTAAAAGAAAACGAACTAGAGGATATACTGGAAATAATTGAAACAACTCCAAACGAAGACTGGTCCATAGAATATACTAAAAACCTTGCTAGATTTTGTATGGAAAAATTTGGTAGAGATGATGTAGATAATTTAGTAGCAGAAGGCAAATTTGAAATAACTGTTGGGTGGGAAGACAAGAATTTAGATGTTACACGCAAACCAATAAGCAGAACTCTTCAGATAAGGCTTTCAGAGTTAATATCTTTAGCAGATAGCACCCTAGAACTTGGTGGATTTGGGACCATACAAAGAATGCAGCCAGGAGTTGAACTAAAGTCTCATACAGATCAACACACAGACCCATCAATTAAATATGCTGCTATACTATATATTAATGATGACTATAAGGATGGAGAGTTATTCTTTAAAAATAAAGAAAACTCAGAGTTAAGACCAAAGCCAGGAACATTGCTTATATTTCCAGGAAACGAAGAATATGAGCATGGAGTAAGGCATGTTGGAGAAGGCCCCATCAGGTATGTTACAGTTGGATTCATAAAAGTCACAGGCTGGTATGAAAAGCATAAATACTAAGGAGATATAAAATGGACAGAGAAATACTTGAAGAAAAGGTTTACTATTACACAAATGTAATCGAAGACCCAAAGAAACTTGTTGAAGCAATTGAGAATGACAACAAGGATGAATGGGGTGAGTGGATGGCGTGTAGTGGTCAGCACTATGTCTATGGAACAGACAAGAGTATCTCCGAAGCAGATCCTTCTGATGAAAAAAACACATATATCTATTCAACATTGCAAAAGGCATTTGACGATGTAGCAAGAGACTACGCAGCAGCCCACGGGATAACAGATGAGCCAAAACTATTCCCAATGTATCCAATTAAGAAGTATATGGCTGGAACATTCATGGGTGCACACTTTGATCAGCAAGAGGGAGATGAAAGACTAAAGGTTTCTTTCGTAATGTATCTTAACGACGATTACGAAGGAGGAGAAATCTCTTTTACAATTAGAGATCCAAAGGGGCCTATTCAGGGACCTACTCCAGATTCAGATTTTGAAAAAGCCGATCCTAACGCATATCATTTTGCAGTTAAGCCAAAGGCTGGAAGTATTATTGTATTTCCACCATCGCCACCTTATCACCACACAGCACACTTAGTCAAGAGTGGTTTTAAGTATATGGTTCCTCAACACTGGATTCACTAATTCTGTTAGCGAATTAGTTTTTGCATAACTCTCAACAATACATTTAGGTAGAGTTTTACTTTTGACAAAACTCTGCTATACTTAACACTATTCCGTTTTTGAAAGGACGATACACATGTCAGATTTTTTTAGTTTTAAACTTCCAGAGGATTTTGTAGAAAAGTACAAAAACGTAGAGAGCCCATTTGGATTTAAAGATGCAGCAGAAAATTCACTTGGAGAGATTACGTTTATTCGTACATATTCTCGCATGAAGGAAGATGGAACTAAGGAAAGATGGCATGAGGTTTGTCGTCGTGTAATCGAGGGTATGTATTCAGTTCAAAAGAATCATGCCAAAGAAAATCGTTTGCCATGGAATGACTATAAGGCTCAGAAGTCAGCACAAGAAGCATTCCAAAGAATGTTTGAGTTGAAGTGGACACCACCAGGTCGTGGCATGTGGGCATTTGGAACTCCTATGACTATGGAGAAGAAGAACTCAGCAGCACTACAAAACTGTGCAATGGTTTCAACAAAGGACCTTGACAAGAATGATCCAGGAGCATTGTTTGCTTGGGTTATGGATGCATTGATGCTTGGCATTGGTGTAGGGTTTGATACAGTGGGACAGGATAAGAATTTCTCAATCTATGCTCCAACAGAGCCAGAACAGGTGTTCGAAATTCCAGACACTCGTGAGGGATGGGTAGAGTCGGTTAGACTTTTAATAAACTCTTACCTAAGACCAAACCAGAGTATTCAGAAGTTTAACTATGACTTAATCAGACCTCTTGGAGCCCCTATTAAGGGCTTTGGAGGCGTTGCATCAGGACCTGCACCTCTTATCAAGTTGCACGACCAGATAGACCGTGTAATCGGCTCCAGAGGCGGAGAAACGCTAGACTCTCGTGCCATTGTAGACCTTGTAAACCTTATTGGCACCTGTGTGGTATCAGGTAATGTTCGTCGCTCAGCAACACTTGCCTTGGGAACTGCAGGGGATGAGACATTTATGAATCTAAAGAATTCAGAGATGTTCCCAGAGCGTAACTCGTTTGATCCAGAAAATCCAGGTTGGGCATGGATGTCTAACAATTCTATTTCAGCAGAAGTAGGAACAAAGTACGAAGACTATGTAGATTTAATTACGGAAAACGGAGAACCAGGTTTTATTTGGCTTGACGTTGCTCGTAATTATGGACGACTAAAGGATGCGCCAGACGGTAAGGATTATCGTGTGATGGGATTTAACCCATGTGCGGAGCAGCCATTGGAATCATATGAATTATGTACACTTGTAGAAGTGCACCTGAATCGTCATGAATCTAAGGAGGACTTCCTGCGTACCCTGAAGTTTGCATACCTTTACGGAAAGACTGTAACACTTGTTCCAACACACTGGCCACAGACAAACGGTATCATGCAACGCAACCGTCGCATTGGTACTTCACTTACTGGCATTGCATCATTTGCAGACCAAAAGGGTTTGCCAATTGTTCGTGAGTGGATGGATGAGGGATATCAAAAGATTCGTCACTATGATCATCAGTATTCAGAATGGCTATGTGTTCGTGAATCAATTCGTGTAACAACAGTCAAGCCATCAGGATCAGTTTCAATTCTTTCTGGTGCGACTCCTGGAGTTCACTGGGGACCTGGAGGAAACTTCTTCCTTCGTGCAGTTCGATTTGGAAATACAGATCCAATGATGCATTTGTTCAAAGCAGCAGGGTACACAATTGAAGACGATGTAGTATCAGCAAACACATCAGTCGTATACTTCCCAATTAAGTCAGGTCATCCAAGATCTGAAAAGGATGTTACATTGTTTGAGAAGATCGCACTTGCTGCAACTGCTCAGAAGTACTGGTCTGATAATGGTGTTTCTGTAACACTTTCATTTGACAAAGAAACAGAGTCAAAGCATGTTGTTCCAGCACTTCATATGTACGAGGGACAATTAAAGGCAGTATCATTCCTACCAATGGGAAATACTGTTTATCCACAACAGCCATATACTCAGATTACCGAAGAGCAATACGAGTCATATATCGGCAAGTTGAAGCATATTGACTTTGGAGCAATCTACGATGGTGTAGATAATCTTGAGGCTCAAGGCGAAGCATATTGCACAACAGACTATTGTGAAATTAAAATAAACAAGTAGTCTTCTATGGTAAAATAGACCTATAATGTCTAATCCATCAAACCTATATGCCGAAAAAGTCTTTGCTGAGCATCCGACTGGCCTATGGGCATTGGACGATAAAGCAGACTACATTTCTTTAATTTCAGAGGCTCAAAGGGTTTTGTCTAACCCAGAAAAGTGGTACGCACCAATCGGGGGAACAGTATCTGCATATCCAGATTCTGTAGATGAGCCATTTATTGGAAGTTACGTAGGGAAAATAACTGCTACGCCAACAAGCGATGAGTTTGGTTCTGTGACTATGATAAGTAAAGACATAATAAACTTACAACAACTCAATCAGTATCTAAGAACATTTTCTATAGGCGGATATTTTTATTCTGAAAGTTCGTATATTTCTGGTTTTGAAATTGGGTATCAATATGAAGATACTACTAGTGGGAATATAATAACGCATTTAAGAAACTATGACACAATTATAAACAATAGTTGGGTTTTTATATCAGAGACATTTGATACGCCACCAGACGAAACAGATCTAAGAATTGTATTTAAAATTAACTTCCTTGGTGGATCAGAAACAGACGATGTTTTCTTAGTAAACGGTTTGACATTTGGACAGTGGTCAGAGGAGTTTTCTTCTACTTCTCTCGGAATAGAGCCTATAGACATAACCAATAAAAACATTGCATTGTCTACAAAAGATGCAGTGGTTGCAAAATGTTACGGACTTCAAGAGTTAGATGCTTACTATTTGGTTTCTGAAAATATGCTTAAGGCAAAAAATTCAGGAGTTCCTATGGTTTATGGAACTTCAGGTCTTACAGCACTATATCCAAATGGAGATGATCCGTCTTTAATTATTCCTGGAGTTGGGCTACTAAATGAATCAGGAAAATTTCGCCAATACACTTTAGAAACCTGGCTCAGAATAAACTCATATAGCGATGAAAGAAAAAGAATTATAGGACCAATTGCATCAACTGATGGCATATATGTCGATGGACCTTCTATAGGTTTAAAAATTGGAGAAGAATACAGAACATACTATGTTGGCGAATGGACAAGGCCGATGTTGGTTCATATGAAAATTGGAGAAGATATTGCTTCACTTATAATAAACGGACAAGAGGTTATATCTTTAACTTATTCAACACAAGATCTTCCTGTGCCAAGTATGACAAATTCAAATAATAAGGATCAAGACTGGATAGGATTTTATGCATATGAGGATGTTTCCCCTATAGAAATAGACTGTGTTGGAATCTATCCATATCTTGTTGCTTCGTCAGTTGCAAAAAGAAGATTTGTTTTTGGACAAGGTGTTGATATACCAGAAAACATAAATACATCATATAGCGGAACCTCTGTGTTTATTGATTACGCTTTTGCAGACTATACATCGAACTATTCATACCCAAGAATTGGTTCGTGGTCTCAGGGGTTTAGTGACAACATGGGTGTATCTAGAGGAAGCCTTTTTGTCTTGCCACACCCACTTCCAGAAATATTCTTGTCATCAAAAACAAAAGAAGAACTTTTTTCAGATTGCAAATCTGTTCAGTCATCAGATACAAGAAAGTTTTTTTCATTTAGACCACAAAGCAGTTGGAATTCTGTTTCTGGTTATTTGTTCTTTGACAGTTTTGATTTTATCAATAATCCAATTTCTGCTTTTTATGGATGTTTTAGGTTACCAGAAACTTCAAGTTCTGTTCAAACACTCTTTAGAATTGAAAAAGAAAACACCAATGACTATTTTGTAATACAACTTTTAAACAATCAAATATCTTATAAGATAGGGTATAACGGAATTGAAGAAACGTTGTATACTCCACTTATTGCTGAGCCAGGAGAATTGGTTGATGTAGGTTTAAATATTCCAGAGTTTGTTTCAAGATTAGGAAATCCAGTTTCCAACTTTTTTGGCTCATTATCAGACCTAAGAATGTATATTGGAGGAAGCAAAAATGGACTTTCGACATTTACTGGAAAGATATACAACATTGGTTTATGCACAAGATATAATTTTCAAAAAATTAGAGGACTATTTAATGAGATAGGCGTACCAGTTTGGAACGAAGATCTTTTTGCTCTTTATCAAAATAATCAATTGATAAACATAGATGGAGGAATCGATACAACCTCAATGCCACCGTACGGGGGAGTAACTGACACAGTCAATGGAGGAATTTCTGGCGGAACCGTTGTTATTGAAGATGAAGATTCTCTTCTTGATCATGTTGCAAGTTATACTCTTTTGCCAGAAATAATTTTTGATAAATATAAACTTTCAGTATCCTCAAATGCCTATTGGGAAGACCAACTTCCTCTTACATATTTTGCTGAGTCAGTTATTGATAAAAGAGGAGACCAGTATTTTGATCTTGACTTTATTCAGTTTAATATAGATTATCCAGTACCGTCAAAGACATTGGCAATAGAAACAGATCCAGAAGATTGGACGTATGCTGAGTTATCAGATGAGTATGGCGTTCCAGTTCAAAGAACATATGCATCTCTAGATAATTATCTATTTACTGGATATAACGATTATGAAGATTTAAAAAATAAAGTATCTAAACAGTATAAGTATGACACAAGCGGATCTCTTCTAAAATCTTATGTCACCTTTCAATACACAGAACTAGGAGCAAACCAAACTTCTTTTTATTTTACAAAAACAGAAAAGCCTTCAAGAGACGGCGTTTTGGTTCCTGGATCAGACTGGATGACAACAAAGTATGAAGTTGTAGATAACATGATTATCTATCCACCAAAGGGTGTTGACTTCAACGACTTATCTATTGTCACACACTTGGAAGTAAATTTGAAAAACTCAGAAAGAAACAATGTCGAAATTAAAAAACTTTCTTATATTTCACAAGCACTTAATGAATCTGACGCAAGTCCAATCGGTACTAGGTTTGGAACAGACATATATCCTTATACAAAGACTGGCATTTATTATGATTTTAAAAAGAACAATCCATTTTCAATTTACACAGGCTCTTCTCCATATCTATATTTAACTAAGAATAGTGGAATTCAGTTAAGAGGAAAGTATGATCCGCTTATAAATAGAGGGCTTTTGATTCCGATAAATGAAAGTCGTTCAGAAGGATTTAAAGTTATAGCAATGCAAATGGCAGTTAGATTTGATGGAGACTATTTCCCATATGCACCAACACAGATATTTGAAGTACAAAGCAAAGATGCTTACATAAAATTTTATATGGTGGCTTGCGACCCAACTGGAAGACGAGCAAAGATTTACGCAGTAGATGCAAAAACAGGTGTAGTACAAGATGGAATCGGATTTTATTGGAATGGAAAAGTTGTTAAGGAACCTATCATAACGCTTCAAGAGTGGGGATTCCTAGGAGTTGACTTTTTAAGCAGTTTAAACTTTTCATTTTTTGAAGGGGCAGTAAGACTTACTGGCCCACTTTTATTTAACAGCATATCTTATTATCAGTCTACAAATCTTCAAGAGGTGCAGAACATATCCGAAAGACCTTGGTTCAGGGTAAAAATTTTAGGAGCAGAGTCCCTTAATTGGAGATTCTGGGATAGTGGCTCGTTTAATTGGACTAACGTCCTTGTTTTGTCAGAAAAGAGTTATTATGGAGTGGATCCATCAGATGTTTATAAAAGTTATACTGGAACCAATAAGGTAATAGTAGATGATGAAAGACCCGTTAATCTGGGAGACTACTCTTATTCTGTCTTTAAGGACGTTAACTGGACTCAATTTGTGCAAGACCCTGTGTAATATGGTATACTTGTGGATATGGATTCGCTAATAGACCCAAAAACTGGTCAACCAATTGTAAAAAATGTAAGACGACAAGTCATTGAGAAGAACTATGACTGGGGTCTTTACGTATATAAAAAGGCTAATGGCAAATGGTTTACGGACGGGAATGGTTCTGTTTTGAATATCCCATCAGATAAAAATGATATTTCTAGAATGGCTGAATTAAAAAAGACTGCAATGTATTATGGAGATCCAGGGGATGGCACATGTGTATTTGTTCCAGGACTAACAAGAGTTTCTGAAGAAGAATATTCTGAACAAGTTGACAGATTAAAGGCTGGGCTCATACCTTCTCTAAATGATCTTGGGGCTGTTCAAGCAGCAAAAGATACAATTGCTAAGTATGGAGATGAGGATTAAAATGGAAGATAATGATTACGAGATTCACGCAAGAATTGATGATACACCAAAGAAAGATGATACCTTTTCAAAATCTGATCCATTTGGTGGAAATTGGGATACTCTAAAATCTCTTGATGGACTGCAAGCAAACTTTAAAAGACGAATAAGTAGATCTTCAACAAAGATGGTTGAGCCGACAACACAATATACAACTGCAGCACTTGCTGGAAAAAGCGGTATTGATGGAGCACAATCAAAAGAAATTAACCCAGGGCTAGTATATGTAAACGGCTATGGAATGTTTGATGTTATTACTCCACCATGGAACCTTTACGAATTAGCAAACTACTACGATACTTCATTTGCAAACCACGCAGCAATCGATGCTAAGGTAGAAAACATCGTTGGACTTGGGTACGAGTTCAAGGTTTCTCCAAGAACAATGCTTAGATTGGAAGCCTCTGAAGACAACAGTGCAACACAGAAAGCACGAAAGCGCATAGAAAGAACAAAGATAGAACTTCGTGATTGGCTAGAATCTCTAAATGACGATGACTCATTTACTGCAACAATGGAGAAGGTTTATACAGACTTACAGTCAACAGGAAATGGATACTTAGAAATTGGAAGAACAACTCGTGGAGAAATTGGATACGTTGGACATATACCAGCAACAACAATGCGAGTACGAAGAATCAAAGATGGATACGTCCAGATCATTGGAAACAAAATTGTATACTTCCGTAATTTTGGAGCAAAGAACCAAAACCCACTAACAACAGATGCCAGACCAAACGAGATTATTCACTTTAAGCAGTACTCACCTCTTAATACATTCTACGGAGTGCCAGACATTATGTCGGCTATTAACTCACTACACGGTGACTCGCTTGCTTCACAATACAATATTGATTACTTTGCAAACAAGGCAGTACCACGTTATGTTGTAACGCTAAAGGGTGCAAAACTTTCTGGAGATGCAGAAGATAAGATGTTCCGATTCTTGCAGACAAATCTCAGAGGGCAGTCACACAGAACGCTATATATTCCACTTCCAGGTGATAGCGAAAACAACAAAGTAGAATTCAAGATGGAGCCCATCGAAGACGGTATACAGGACGGCTCATTTAAAGAGTATCGTAAGCAAAACCGTGATGACATCCTAGTAGCACATCAAGTGCCATTGTCTAAACTTGGAGGTGGCGATTCTGGATCTATTGCAGCAGCACTTGCACAGGATCGCACCTTTAAAGAACAGGTTGCAAGACCTGCTCAAAGACAATTAGAAAAAATGATCAATAAGATTATTCGTGAGAAAACAGATATCGTTGAATTTGTGTTCAATGAACTAACCCTCACTGATGAAATTGCACAGTCTCAAATACTTGAAAGATATGTAAAGAATCAGATCATCACTCCAAACGAAGCAAGAGTTGTTCTCGATATGCCACAAAGAGATGGCGGAGATGAAGTCTTACAACTTAAGCCAGATGCAGCAGCAGAAGCAGGAACCAACAGATCCAGGGACTCAGAAAGAACAAATAACAATTCCGACTCCCCTTCAACCGTGGCTGGTCGAAGTCCCAAGGGAGAGGGGAGAAAGACTCCCTAATGTCTGATATGTCCACATTGTGATATATTGTTATAAAGGGGTATTATAATATAATGGTGAGCAATATATCTAAAGCCCATTGGAATTCGGATGGGGAAAATCTTCGTCTATCAATGCCTTTCAGTAAGGTCGACAAAGAGCGACGCATCGTTTCAGGTTTTGCATCATTAGATAACCTAGACAAGCAGATGGACATTGTAACAGCAGAAGCATCTATGGCAGCATTTGCAAAGTTCCGAGGGAACATTAGAGAAATGCATCAGCCATTAGCAGTAGGCAAGATGGTTGACTTTAAAGAAGATAAGTATTTTGATCCAGAATCAAAAAAGTTCTATAGAGGTGTATTCGTTTCAGCATATGTTTCAAAGGGTGCACAAGATACTTGGGAAAAGGTTCTAGATGGAACACTAACTGGTTTTTCTATTGGTGGACGAATGAATAAGTGGGATGATGGATATGATGAGAAGTCAGAATCACAGATTAGAATTATTAAGGATTATGATTTAGTTGAGTTGAGTCTTGTAGATTCCCCAGCAAATCAGTTTGCAAATATTGTTTCTGTTGAAAAAGTTGATGGCGTAGATGTTATCAAAGCAGATGCAACAATATTGGAAAATGTTTTTTATGACAAAGAAAACGGCATAGTTATATCATCTGAAAACGAATCAGAACTTAGCCCAGTCAGCGGAGAACAGATGGAAAATATAGGGTTCGTTGAAAAAACGGATAATGAAAAAACAACAATGATAAAATTCTTAGTTGATAGTGCTAAAGGCATTAATACTTCTAAGATTAACAAGGAGGTACAACCTATGACAAAATCAAAAACACAAGTTGAAAAGACAGATGTAGTTGAAGATGTTGTGGTC